TGGAATTCCAGGGTCAGCTTCAGGACCAGCTTTGTTAATTAATTTAACTAGTGATACAGGGGGACTTCCTAGAGATTCATCACCAAACACTCCTAATAGAGATGTTACAGCTATTAATAAATATAATGCAATTTTTACAATTGATCCAAACTCACCTCGTAATACAAACTCAAATCCATCTCAGGGTAGAGTTTATGGCGTAGGGGGTGCTCCTGTAAATCCAAGTCCAGCTGTTTCAGGGAATGATGGTAGACCTGGAGCATTATTAATATTTGAGGATAAATTAAGCTAATGGCAGTAATACTTTTTAATAGAAACAACGAACCAACGTATGCCGCTAAAGAAGAAAATGATCTTAATCTTCATAGAGGCGATATAGCAGAAATTAAATCTAATGGTAGATTAAAAACTATTAGTGAGGCTGAGTTTCATAGTTTTATTTCTAATGAAAAAACAGCAAGATTAGACGGAGAAAATGTAGTTTTTGAAGATCCGATAGTATCTGATATTGATCCCGTTATTAGTTTGTCATCTGATGATTTTGATATGTTAAAAAATCTACATCTTGAAGCTGTAAAAAATTTACTTGAATCAAAAGGTGGAAGATTAAATGAGTCTGCCTTTTCTAATTTAAAAACTAGACTTAATGCATATAAAACAGGTCTCGAAAACTTAGATAAATCTACATACACTTTACCTTCTACAACTAGTTTTATAAGACTAATAATTGATAATGAAGATTTTGAAGTTTTTCATGGCGCTTTCATTGGGTGTTAGGTATTTACTTTAATTTAAATTTATTGTAAATAATTTTCATGTCCCTAGAGAATTATATAAAAGTATATCAAGCTATCCCTCACCCTAAAATAATTTCAAACTTTATAAAATTTTTAAATAAAACTTTTAGCGAAAAAAAGTTTGAGAAAGGTGCAATATTAGGGAATGATGAAATTGGACGCGATAGAGTTGATAAAAAAGTAAGAGACGTAGACATTTTAGGTATGAATCCTCATCATGATTCTTTAAGTGTAGTTCATTGGCATAATTTCTTAAACCACTTAATAACTAGACAAATGCAAAATTACATAAAAGAATTCCCTGATGTAGGTAGATGTGGAATTATTGATATGCAAGCATTAAGATATGGATTAGGTGGTCACTATAAGTTTCATGTTGATGATGGACCTGGACTGAATAGAAAATATAGTTCGATATTAATGCTTAATAATGATTACGAAGGCGGTCAGCTGTGTTTTAAATTAGAAAATAAAATAATGAAAATGGAAACGAAACCTGGAGCTTTAGTTATTTGGCCTAGTAATTTTATGTTCCCACATGCAGTTGAGCCTTTAACAAAAGGAGTAAGGTATTCGGTAGTGTCATGGATGAGTTAGGTAAAAAAGGATATAAGCACATAAAAAATTTTCTTTCACAAGAAGAAATAGAGCTTCTTACACATTACACTAGATTAAAACACAGATCTAATTTTAGTAATTTTGATCTAGAGCAAAGTGATCAAGGGGACACAATGTTTTATGGAGACACGGTTACTGATTCACTCCTTATTACTAAAAAACCTTTAATGGAAAAAACTACAGGGTTAAAACTTTTACCAACTTACACTTTTTGGAGAATGTATACATATTGGGCTGATTTAAAAAAACATAAAGACAGACCTTCTTGTGAATATAGTGTTACAGTTAAAATAAATTCTTGTGGTGTTGAATGGCCCATATACATGGAAGGATCAAAAATAGAATTAGATGTAGGTGACGCTGTTGTATATAGAGGTTGTGATCTAGTACATTGGAGAGATGAATTTAGAGGTGATTGGCATTCACAAGTATTTTTACATTACGTAAATGCTAATGGGCCTCACAAAGAATGGGCTTTAGATAAAAGACCTTTATTAGGAACTGGTCCAGTGAGATGAGAATAATACAATATAAACAAACAGGGGAAGGGGAAATACGTTTTTCTTGGAAAGAAATTTTAACATTAATTATACATAGAAGACTTAAATTAAATCACCAAACTATGAAAATCTTTTCAGGGGCTTTGTTAAAAATTATTATGGAATGGGAGGCTAATTTTAACACTCCTAATATTGAACAAATAGAAGAAAAAGACGTTTTAGGTCCTAATAACAAAAAGTAATACTTTTCAACATATTTAAAACATCAATATATAATGCTATAATCTTTGCATGCCATTAGCAAAAGTAAATATAGCACCAGGATTTGATAAACAATCTACACCATCAGATGCAGAAGGTCGTTGGGTAGATGGTGACAATGTAAGATTTAGATATGGTGAACCTGAAAAAATAGGTGGCTGGCAAGCGCTAGTTAATAAAGAATTAGTAGGTGCTGCTAGAGCTCAACACGTATGGGCTAATACTGACGGTAAAAGATATGCTGCTATCGGAACTAATAAAGTATTAGTTATTTATTTTGATGGTGCCTTTTATGACATCACACCACTAGATACAGACAATTACTCGACAGGGGCAAACATAACAACCACTAATGGCTCAACGACAGTTACAATCACTACCACTGGAATACATAATCTTCAAGTTGGAGACATAATCACTTTTGCAAACGCTGGATCATTTGGAGCTGATACTGATTATACTGCAACAGATTTTGATGATAAATTGTTTGAAGTTCAAACTGTTCCTAGTTCAACAACATTTACAATTACGATGCCTTCAGCTGAAACAGGATCGGGAGAAACTAATGATGGTACTTTAGATGTTAGACCTTATGTTACAGTTGGGCCATTAAATCAAACTTCAGGCTTTGGTTGGGGTACATATTTTTTTGGTGGAAGACCTGTAGCAGAAATAACAACTACAATGAACAATGGTGGTAATATGTTAGTCGGTGCTACTTCAGTTGTTTTAACAGACTCATCTATTTTTCCTGCATCAGGAAAAATTAGAATTGGTTCTGAAGATATGGAATACACAACAAACACCACTGGCACAAACACGATTAGCGGGATCACTAGAGGCATAAACGGAACTTCGGCAGCAGAACACACCGATGGGTCTACAGTAACTGATATTACAGAATACACAGGGTGGGGAGATGCCTCTTCAACAAGTTCGGTAGTTATAGAACCTGGTAATTGGTCTTTAGATAACTTTGGAAATATTTTAATAGCTACAGTACATAACGGAGAAACATTTACTTGGGATGCAGGTTCTACTAACGCTTTACAGACTAGAGCTACAATTGGATCAGGTATGCCAACTAAATCTGTAATGACTATTGTATCTGATAGAGACAGGCATCTTTTTCATTTAGGAACAGAAACAACAATAGGTTCTTCATCAACACAAGACAAAATGTTTATTAGGTTTTCCGATCAGGAAAGCACAAGTGTATATGCACCAACATCAACAAACACTGCAGGAACATTTAGACTAGATGATGGTACAAGAATTGTTGGAGCTTTTAAAGGTAAAGATTATATTTTGGTTTTAACAGACACTGCTGCATACGAGATGCAATTTGTAGGACCACCTTTTACATTTTCAATAAGAAAAGTTGGATCTAATAATGGACTGATTGGGCAACATGCAGGAGTGTTTGCTAATGGCGCTGTATTTTGGATGGGTAAAACTGGTGGATTTTACATGTATGATGGTACTGTTAAATCTTTACCTTGCCTTGTAGAGGATTTTGTATTTACAACTGATGGAAATAACCCTGGCATTAATTATGATTCAGGGCAAATAGTTTATGGTGGTATTAATGAGTTGTACTCAGAGATAAATTGGTTCTATCCTACAAGTGGTTCTGAAGTTGTGAATAGAGTAGTTACTTACAATTTTGATGAAGGAGCTTGGACGACTGGAACTTTAGACAGATCTACTTGGGTAGGATCAACAGTTTATGAAGTGCCTTATGCAACAGATTACAATGCTTCTAATACACCAACTTTTCCAGTTGTAAGTGGAGTATCTAATGGTGCTTCAATATACTATGCGCATGAAATTGGAGTAAATCAACAAAATGGAGATGGCACACAAACGCCTATAACTTCATTTATTAAATCAGGTGAGTTTGATTTAAATGGAAAACAAGGAGTTCCAGGTGATGGTGAATTTCTAATGAGTATCAAAAGATTTTTACCTGACTTTAAACGTATAAGTGGCAATGCAAAAGTAACAATATTTTTAAATTCTTTTCCACAAGGTACAACAGCTTCATCTAGTCCACTCGGACCTTTTACTGTTAGCTCTAGTACATCAAAAATTGATACAAGAGCAAGAGCAAGATTAGCGGCTGTACAAATAGAAAACGAAAATTTAAATGAAAGTTGGAGATATGGCACATTTAGGTTTGATGTTAGACCTGATGGTAGAAGATAATGGCAAAAATTATTATTCAAATACCTGAACCAAAACCTGAATATTCACAGGAAGATCAAAGACAAGTGCTTCAAGCTTTGAGAACTCTTCAATCTCAGTTGAACTTCTCTTATGAGAATGATATAAAAAACAAACAAGATGCATTTACTTATTTTTTATCATGACAATACGATATAAAAGTGAAACTTACAATTTAACAACGACTAATATTACAACAGTGTTAACCTGTCCTTCTGATGCAACAATATTAGTTAAGTCATTTCAAGCATCTCATCAAACTGCAAGTAATGTAGATGTTGATGTTTATTTACAAAAGTCTGGTGGGTCTAATGTAGAAATAAGTCATGCACAACTAAATAAAAATTTCACTAATATGATTAGTGATACATTAAATATGGAAGCATCTGATGTTCTTAAAATACAAGCAGGCACTGCAGATACAATTACTGGCGTTGTAAGTTATGCATTATTAGATAGATCTCAAGAGAATGGTTGATCGAAAAATTGAAGTTTTTGATGGATTTTTAAAAAAAGAAGATTTTATTAAAATACAAAATAAAGTTTTTGATAATGAATTCCCATGGGAATTTAACAAAGACATTTGTGGACAAAAAGAAGAAGAAAATCAATTAGATAATTGTATGTTTGTTCACGTTGTATATGGAACACGACCTAATTTTAAGATAAGCCCTTTATTAGAACTTCTCAAACCACTTTTAGATAAACTTAATATAGATATTTTGTGTAGAATAAAAGTTAATTTAAATCTACGAACTGAAAATCATGTAGAGCATTGTTACCATGTAGATCATAGTAATGATCTTTTTTACAGTGCTATTTTTTATTTAAATGATTGTAACGGTGGGACAAAAATAGAAGGACAGCCGTTAATTCAAAGTGTTGCCAACAGACTAGTTGTTTTTCCTTCAAACATGCTTCATACTGGTGTTTCACAAACTAACACAAAAAGAAGAGATGTTATAAATATAATTTTTACAAAGTATAATGGCTAAGCATTTAATATTTAGCGATTCTATTTCTATAGACATTATTAAAAATAATGAATTAGATAATTGGATTCTAAAAAATTTAGAACACTATAAAAAAAATAATCAAAGTGTAACAGTTTCTAATGTAGGAGGTTTTCAGTCTCCAGAAATTAATGACCCACAAATTTTAAAAATATTGGGAAATCACATTGTTGAATCTATGAAAGATTTTACAGAAAAAAATATGACTTATAGATTAATGAATTTATGGATAAATGAAAACTATAAGTTTTGTTACAATGATTATCATGTTCATTCTGGATCACATTTTTCAGGGGTTTATTATGTTAAAACACCAAAAAATTGTGGAAATCTTGTGTTTCATAGAACAAGCTCAATAAATTATACATCTTTAAATAATTTTTTTTCAAATGAAGATACAAATCAACTTTTTTACGTTGAACCTAAAAAGGGTATGTTAGTTATTTTTCCTAGTCTTTTAGCGCACTCGGTTAGGCCAAACTTATCAGATGATTCAAGGGTATCTATATCATTTAATTTTAATATAGAGGATTAATTTATGGCTAAGAAAAAATCAATCTTTGGAGTAAATAACTATCACAAACGAACACCTAAAAAACGTCCTGGTGTGCATACTAAAAATAAAAATAAGAGAAAACCGCATCGTAAGAAATATCGTGGACAAGGTAGATAATTTAGTATATTAAATTCACATGACTGTTTATCACAAAATTAAATGCGAAACTAAAACTATCTATAGAAGTATAAAAACAGGGGAAAGATATGAAACAGAAGAAGCATTCTTGGCTAATCATCCAAAAGAAGATTTAGCCACTGATGTTGAAGTGATGGTGCCTGATCTTCCAATATTTAGTAAAACTAAAAAATGAATCCTTTTATAGATATTCGATATAACATTTTTACTGATGACGAAATTAATAAATTACTTATGGGATTTCATTTAAGAGAGAATAATAAAAATACGTATAGAGACACAGTTGTTTTAGATCTTTTTAAAGATGATTTAAATTGGTTAAACGATAAATACAGTCCTTATATAAAAAATAATGTTATTGATTGGGTACAAATCGTTAAATGGTCTGATGGG